GTTGTAAACAATAATGGTGTTCGCCCGTTGGTTCTCGTTCAGCAGCTCATCTAACATATCAAACTTATGGGTGCTAAACCAGATAGGCGTTTGGGTGACGTTCATGCGCCCAGGTGTATTGGACGCTGTTGTTTCGGTACTGTAAACAAACCCTGACGACATTTGTTGTAACTTCTGTGTAACAACGGCTGCGCTAACCGCCGTAATTTTTTCTTTACCAAACTGCACAACAAAGTCCTTCTTCATATTCTCATAATAGCTACGGTCAGCCATATCGCAACGCATCTCAACGATGTGTAGCGGTGGTAGCTGATCAGCGTACTCGCCAGCATCTAGTACAAACGTCGCAGGTTTGATCGTGTGCATGACTTCAGGCAGCGCACCCTTGCGTGGCGCCCATTCGCCAAAGTCTTTGTTCATTAGAATAAAATACTTTTGCATAAAAGCCCCCTTAGACCGCCCTAACAACTGTTGGTCGATGATCTTACATTGTCCAAACACATCCTCAAGGCCATTGCTAGTAAACGACCCTGTCAAACCCCAACGTATTTTGATGGAATCAATGACTTTATTAAGGGCTTTAAAGCGTGCGCCTGATGGATTTTTTAGCCTGGTTAGCTCATCAAACACGATACCGTCAAAGTCCATGTCTTCTGGCAACGATTGCAGATTGTCGTAGTTGGTTACAACCACCAACGCCTTAGACTCAAACGCTTCTTTGCGTTGCTTTGGCGTACCTACGGCTACCGCTAACTTCATAAACGGCGCCCACTTCGGTTGCTCGACAGGCCATACGTCGGTGCAGACACGCTTCGGTGCAATGACTAGCCACCGAGTTACAACGCCGTTGTACAAGCAGTCGTACATGGCGCGTAGCGTAATAGCCGTCTTACCTGCACCAACAGGCGCAAGAATCATAGCACGGTCATGCTCGTACAAAAAATCAGCGGCTATCTCTTGGTAGTCGCGTAACCTTAACCCATTCATCTATTTGCTCCTTAGTCCATAAACACGCATATTGTTGGGATAACCCCGTTACTTCTTCCATAAAAAATTTCTGTAAGGCAGACACTTTACCGCCCTTTGTTTTTAATTCTACGAACCACGTATCACCGTTGGGCAGACACGCAATCTGATCTGTTACGCCACGTTGGTTGATTGACCTAAACTTATAAGTCTTTCCGCCTATTGACATTACTGCCCACTTAAAATAAGATTCAATTTCTTTTTCATTCATGTAAAAAAGTTTAACACATAATTTAAAAGTGTGGTAAAGTAGAATCTCAAATAAACGAAACTAAAGGAAACTAAACATGGCTCAACATTCAAATATCGTCGGTGGCTCAACTGCCAAAAGGGTTATGGGTTGCCCTGGCTCTGTAGCGTTATGCGCTAAAATGCCACCAAGACCAAGTAGCGTCTACGCTGACTTAGGTACATTACTTCACAATGCAATTGCACAAGTGCTTGACCAAGGCGTAACGCCTGAATCTTTAATCGGTATGAAGTATCAAGACCAAGTGCTAACGCAAGAGCATATCGACAACAAACTGCACGTTGCCCTTAATTTACTTAGCGAGATAGATCCTAAGTTAGAAATGGAATACGCCGTTGAAACTGAAGTCGGCTTTGGTGACTTCTTACCTGATGTGTTTGGCTCATGTGACTTGCTGGGCCGTATTGGTAATCGGGCTATTGTGCTTGATTGGAAGTTTGGCGACGGCGTAGCCGTAGGTGTAGAGGAAAACGAACAGTTGCTATTCTACGCAGCAGCAGCCATGCGTACACCTTCAGTAGCATGGGTGTTTGATGGCGCAACAGAAATCGAGTGCGTCATCGTACAACCGCCATCCATCAAGCGTTGGGTAACAACAGTTGAGCGCGTCAAAATTTTTGAGAATAATTTAGTTGCGTCTGTTAAAGAATCACAAAAGGCGAACGCTGGACTTAGCGCGGGTGATCATTGCCGATGGTGCGCTGCAAAACCAATCTGTCCTAAGATGACAGGTGCAGTTGACCGTGCTTTAGAGGCTCAGTTGGTGAGCCTCGATGCTGATACAATAGGCGCCTACTTAAAGAATTGCGAATTATTAGAACAATGGATCACAGATTTGCGAGCGTTAGCGCATCAAATGTTGGAAGCAGACAAGCCTGTGCCTGGTTGGAAGTTAGTTAATAAGCGTGCTACACGCCAATGGGCTAATGAAGATCAAGCAACAGACGTGTTATCAAAAGTAATTCCCGAAGCTGAACTGTTTGTAACCAAGTTGATTACACCAGCAGTAGCGGAAAAGGTACTCAAGAAGTTAGGCACTAAACTGCCTGATGACTTAGTAATAGCAGTAAGTAGTGGCAGTACGTTGGCGCGTGAAGAAGATCCACGTCCAGCCGTAGTACAAATCGGGAAGCAACTCACCGCAGCCCTCTCTAAAATCCAATAGGAATCTAATCAAATGTCAAACATTACTACGTTTTCAGCAGCAAATTTACCTTCTGTAACTTCATTATCGACAGCACTCCGTGCTTTAGAAACCGATGTTGGCGCAGCAGGTGTTGTCATCCTCAAGATGGACAAAACAGGTCATTGGGTATTCGGTGCAGATCAGACCGAAGTTGAAGAAGATTCAACATGGGCAGTCAATCCGTTCTCATTCGTGCATGGTTTTATAGCATGGGGTGACGGTGAGGTTCTCGGTGAAAAAATGGTCAGCGTAAGCCAGCCATTACCTGAGTTAGAAGCAGCGCCACCAATGGCTCGTAAAGGTTGGGAGACTCAGGTTGGTATGTCTATGAAGTGTTTGTCTGGCGAAGATAAGGGCATGGAAGTACGTTACACCACAACTAGCGTTGGTGGTAAGCGTTCTGTACAAGCTCTTGCAGTTGCCATCGCTACACAAGTAGACACCGATCCGAAGTTGCCTGTACCGATTGTTACGCTTGAGAAAGATCATTACAGTCACAAGTCTTATGGTCGCATCTACACACCAATTTTTAAAATTGCAAGTTGGATGAGTATGACCGATGAAGCTGGTACGCCAGCAGAAGAAACCGCAGTTGCAGCAGAAACAGAAGCAGCGCCTGTAGCAACAGCGCGCAGACGTCGCAGCTAAAGAAATGGGGCTAGTCTGTCATTATTCAGTCTAGTACACACAAGTCGAAGAACTAAGAAAACCGACTAGCCCCACCTACTATGACAATCCTATATATTGATTTTGAGACACGTTCACGCTGTGATCTACCCAGCCGTGGCGTCTATAACTACGCAAGGGATGCTAGCACGTCGGTGCTTTGTCTTTCTTTTGCGTTTGACGATGAGGAAGTGCAGTCATGGCTACCTGATCAAGAATTCCCTTGGCAGATTGTTGACCATATCGTATCGGGTGGTCAAATTCGGGCGCATAACGCTGCCTTTGAGCGCTTGATTATGTGGTACGTCTTGTGTCCAGACAAAGGAATCCCAGAACCGACGACGGAACAGTTCTATTGTACAGCTACGCAGGCTCGTGCCAACTGTGCGCCAGGCTCGCTTGATGACGTGGGCAGATTCGCAAGCGTGAATATGCGTAAAGACCACCGTGGCAATCAATTGATTCGCCTGCTATCTATCCCCAAAGCCGATGGTACATTTAACAACGATGTGACGCTCATGGCTGAGATGGTCGCCTACTGCGAGCAGGATGTTCGAGCAATGCGTGCGATTAGTCAAGCTATGCGCCAGCTTTCAGATGATGAGCTGATGGATTATCATGTGAATGAGCGTATTAATGATCGTGGCGTGCTATTGGATAAACCCCTAGCCGAGTCAGCGATCAAGTACGCTAGTGCGGAGCTGATAGAGATAGAAAATTTAGTAGCAGAATTGACAGATGGTGAAATATTAAGCGTGAGAAGTCCACGGATGCGTGAGTGGGTTCTCGCTAGAGTTGGCGATCAGGCCAAGAAGTTAATGGAAAATTATAAAGATGGTGACAAAAAATACTCAATCGACAAGACAGTTCGAGCTAATCTACTTGTGTGTGCTGAAGAAAATCCCGATGAAGTACCGCCGCAAGTTGCTGATGTTGTCCAATGCGCGGACGACCTATGGGCGTCTAGTGTCGCAAAATTTAAAAGATTAAAGGAGTTAGCTGATGAAGAAGATAACCGAGTTCGTGGAGCATTTGTCTTTGCTGGTGGCGCAGCCACAGGTAGGGCAAGTAGTTACGGAGCGCAAGTACACAACTTTACCCGAAAGTGTGCCAAAGAACCTGATGCCGTTAGATCCGCTATGGTTAGAGGCCACTCAATTGTCCCTACCTTTGGACGGCGGATCACAGATGTACTCAAGTCAATGCTCAGACCTGCCCTTATATCCGATAGGGGAAAATCATTAGTCGTTGCTGATTGGGCAGCCGTCGAAGCACGGGTTAATCCGTGGTTGTCTAACTGTCCAGCAGGTGTTAAAAAACTAGACTTATTCCGTACTGGTGAGGATGTTTACAAGGTCAACGCTAGTGCGACGTTCCATGTACCTGTTGATCAGATCACTAGTGAGCAGAGACAGATCGGCAAGGTGCAAGAGTTAGCGTGCGGATTTGCAGGTGGCGTCGGTGCTTTTGCTGCGATGGGTAGGGCGTACGGTATTTTGTTACCTGAACCCGAAGCCAAGCGGATGGTCAATGCGTGGCGCCTAGCGAATCCGTGGTCAGTACCGTACTGGCAAGACCTTGAAAATGCTTACACAAGGGCGATGCGGAATAAAGGACATGAGTTTAGCGCAGGGCGAGTAACCTATTTATTTGATGGGCAACACTTGTGGTATGCACTACCGTCTGGTCGTGTGTTATGCTATCCCTTCGCACGGTTAGATACAGATGGAGTGAGTTATGCCAAAGCATCGTGGAAACCCGCAGCAGACGCTAAAGAGTGGCCAAGAGCAAGACTGTGGCGTGGGCTTGCCTGTGAAAACATTACGCAAGCCGTCGCAAATGACTTACTGCGACACGCTTTGCGATGCTTGGATGATGTGGTACTTCACGTCCATGATGAAATTGTGGTCGAATCAGCAGAACCAGAAATAGCAGTACAAAAAATGAAAGACGTTATGTGTACCCCACCCGCATGGGCTGAGGGATTACCCTTAGACGTTGAGGCAAGCATTATGACGAGGTACGGAAAATGAAACATATTGTCGGACTTAGCGGTGGTAAAGACTCAACGGCGTTGGCGTTACGCCTGGCTGAAGTTGAGCCGCGCAAATACGTTTATATATGCAATGAAACAGGTAATGAGTTGCCTGACATGAAAGCGCATTGGGATAACTTAGAAAATATTTTAGGTGAGCCAATTCAACGCGTTCGTCATGCGCGGGGGTTGGTTGAAGAAATTGAAAAAATTAATATGCTGCCTAATGTATTTGCTAGATGGTGTACGATTCGGTTGAAGATTGAGCCGACCATTGATTATTTTGAATCGTTACCTGCTGGATCTACGCTTTACGTCGGCTTACGCGCTGATGAAATGGATCGTAAGGGTTTGTACGGTGAAGATATAACAGTTCGTTTTCCAATGCGTGAGTGGAATTGGAATGAGAAAGACGTTTGGGATTATCTAAACTCAAAAGGTATTTGCATACCAAAACGTACTGACTGCGCTTTATGTCCTTATCAACGTCTGGGCGAATGGCGCGACTTGTACGAAAATTATCCTGATTTATACGCCGAAGGTGTGGCATTAGAAAAGAAAATTGGGCATACTTTTAGAAGCCCAGGCAGAGATAATTGGCCTGCTAATTTAGAATTGTTGTCTAAAGAATTTGATGCAGGTCGTAAGTTGCGTGAGTACAAGCGCAAAGATACTTGTAGGGTTTGTTCGCTTTAAACAAAAAAAAACCCCTAGTTTTGGGCTAGGGGTAATTAATTCACGGAAGGAAACACAATGTACAACTTTTTAGAGTTTATCACACAATTAGCGCCAGAGGGCGAGACTGCCTTGATTGTGCGCCAAAAGCCACAACTGAAAGATGGCGAATTACAGTTGCACGCTGATGGCGCTATCAAATGCACATGGCCTGCGTATCTGCCAAGTCATAAGATGAAGGACGGTGAGGCGTGGTATATCAATACGGCGTCATTTATCATAGACCGCTTCGAAGATGGGCGCATATCAGCGAGCGCGACCAACTGTGAGTTTGTTTTATTTATGATGCTAGATGACATTGGCACCAAGTCGAAAATACCGCCCCTTGCGCCGACATGGATTCTTGAGACATCGCCTGATAATTTTCAGTACGGCTACGCTTTTAGCGAACAACCCACGAAGGGTGAGTTCACGGCAGCCGTCAAGGCGATTGCTGCGGCAGGTTACACCGATGCAGGCGCTACTAATGCAGTCCGCAACGTGCGTCTGCCTGACTCAATTAACCTAAAGCCTGGGCGTGATAACTTCAAAGCACGGCTAGTCGAGTTTCATCCTGAGCGTGATTACACGCTAGACGACATCTGTACGGCACTCAATGTGACGCCTGCGCCTGCTGACACGAACCACTACGCGCCAATCAGATTAGCCGACAATGGTGGCGATGATGTGTTAGCATGGCTTAATGATCAAGGCATGGTTTTGTCCAAGATCAATGGCGAAGGGTGGTTATCAGTCACTTGCCCCAACAACGCCGAACACACCGATGGCAACCCCGAAGGTCGGTACAAACCCTTAGATCGTTCTTACTGTTGTCTGCACTCGCATTGTGTTGATTTCGGCAGTCAAACTTTTCTCGATTGGGTTGCCTCTAACGGTGGCCCTAAAGTTACGCATGGCCTACGTGACCAGTTAATCGCTGAGGCGATGACCGTAGCGCTTGCCAAGATCACGCCTAGTGATATGTTCACCGACGACGCTGACGCTAAGATAGCCGAGGTCGAGCGTAAAGAGTTAGGCCGTGTCGAGAAGTCCAAGTGGTATGAGCGTTTCGCGTATGTGCAGGACGATGAGTCCTATTTTGATATGCAAGACCGTCGTGAGGTGTCGAGACAGACGTTCAATGCGCTATTCCGTCACATCAAGTGTATGTCAATCCATGCGCCTACCGTGAGAGTCGAGGCGTCTATCTGCTTTGACCAAAACAGACAAACGATGGGCGCCAAGGCGCTCGTGGGGATCACATACGCTGCGGGTGAGACTGTGCTTGTCGCCCGTGACGGCGACTTGTATGGCAATCGTTGGCGTGATGCTAGACCTGACGTGTCGTCCGTGGTGGCCTCAGACTCAGGGGTTGCCCCGTGGCTGGCTCATTGCCGTGAGCTTGTGCCTGAGCCAGAGGAGTTAAATCATCTATTAAATATCATGGCCTGTAAGGTGCAGCACCCGCAAGTTAAGATCAATCATGCCGTGTTGCATGGTGGCGATGAGGGTAGCGGTAAGGACACCATGTGGGCGCCGTTCATTTGGGCAGTCTGTGGCAGTCACCTGAAGAACCGTGGCATCATGGATAACAACTCCATCAATTCACAATGGGGTTATCAATTAGAGTCTGAAATTTTACTGATTAATGAGTTAAAAGAGCCTGACGCTGCTTCCCGTAGGCAATTGGCCAATCAGTTAAAACCCATCATAGCGGCGCCGCCTGAGATGTTGCCCATCAACCGTAAGGGTTTGCACCCGTACCAGATGGCCAATAGATTATTCGTTTTAGCGTTCTCAAACGATCCCGTGCCGATCTCGTTAGCGTCTCAGGATCGTAGGTGGTTTTGCGTGTGGTCGGCAGCGCCTAGAATGGACTCCGTGGCGGCTCAAAAACTGTGGACGTGGTATCGCGCGGGCGGGTTTGAGTGTATCGCCGCGTGGCTGCACGCCCGTGACGTCACCAAATTTAATCCGTCGGCCGCGCCCGCCATGACTGAATTTAAAGCTAACCTCGTGGAGCATGGAATGAGTATGGCTGAGTCCTTCCTCGTGGAGATGTTACGCGCTCGCAAGGGTGAATTTGCGCGCGGTGTGATAGGCTCACCGATGCACGCCCTATGCGATAGATTGACAGGGTTAGCCCCTAGTAATGTGAAAGTACCACAGGCGGCTTTGCTGCACGCGTTAAAAGAGGCGGGCTGGGTAGACTGTGGCCGTCTTGCAAGCGCAGATTTTAAGAGTAAGAAGCATATTTACGCGGCGCCCGAAGTAGCGCAAGCGCTTAGCAAGTCGGAGCTGCGGCGCGCTGTAGAGGATTCACCCGCCCCGCAAGTAGTCAATACTAGGTAAAAAGAAAGCCCCGATTAAGGGGCTTTTTAGTTAGTGGTTGAGGGTTTACAAGTCGAATACGGCTATGATTAAGAGCGCTATGGCGCTCACGATAAAAGCGGTTAGCATGAGATTACTCCGTTATATTTGTTAGCGAATAGTTGGGCAGAGGTTTTATCGTTAAACCTGATAGAGTAATCTTCGCCTTGAATTGAATAAAAGACTATATACATGGTTAATCCTTTTCTATGTCGTTTTCAAATTCCCGTAAAATATCCTCGGCCTTATTAAGTGCTTTCAAATGCTCCTCTTTCACATCTTCGCTAGCGTCTAAGTAATCATGCAAAATACTTAAAGCTTTTCTAAATGTCAAATATTCGTTTTCTGTGATCATAGTTAAAAACCTCCCGTTTTGTATATATAAATTAGCGCCAATGCCAAACCCATAACGACCATAAAAAGGCCGCCTAAAAGATAGTCTAAAAATGTCTTCATAATTTCCCCTAAATTAAAATGTACAGCAGCCGCAGCAAGGCGCGTCTTCGCAGCGCCCGCGTGCATTCCTTACTTCATGCGCGGCCATACCCTGGTTATAAAATGTAAACGTGTCAACGGTTTTAAAATAAGGCGGCTTACGTTTTACTTTATACTTTTTATTTTGCTTAGTATCTGCTAGCCCATATTTTTTAATTTCTTGCAATAAACTCATGTTATCTCCTTAATTAATGTACTGGCTTATAAAAAGCCCTATGATCACGCCATATAAGACGGGAAGCGCAAAATTTAACATATTACGCCGCCTTCAAATAAAAGATCTTGCTAGCGGCTTTTTTGGCGCTGCCATGGGCCTTAAAACCTATAATTACTGTACGGTTTACGTTAGCGCATAATTTACAAGTGCTACAGCTTATATTATCGCGGGTTTGAGCGGGGCAAACAATTACAGTATTACCAGCGGGCGTTGTACTTTTATCCTGGTAATCTTCTGGTAATAATGTTACTACGGGGCCAATATTCAATTTGACTAGCTTATCCGCTTGAGCTAAATTATCCGCGCTCAAATTGATCGTAAACCCGCTCTTATTGGCCAATTTTATTAGCGCTTTATTTTCTTTTGCAATAGCATCATTTCCAATAACGGGCTTATGTGTATACGTAAAACCCGCGGCCTTGCTGCTAGAATTAGCGGTCACTAATGATAGTAGCTTATTTTTATCTATTTTATTGCCCGCGCCAGGTAGATCACCCGCTTGATTATGGCGCCATAATTGGCCAATCTCGAATTGTTTGATCTGGTTTAAAAATTCAGTCCAAGCGCCGCCGCGCTCCTTATTACTAACCTTATTCCAATGAAGCGCTAGCGGGCCTTGTTTAGCATAGCACGTCTTTTTATGCGGGCATTTTGGCGGGCATGATCTTTTTTCAGTAGTACTAACGGGGATCGCCCCCGTTTTCACGTTAGCGCTTTTTAATGTCAAATGTACTTGCATGATGTTTTCCTTAGTTTATTTTAGTTTATTGATCGTTAAAATAACAATCCAATAAGCGCCAGGGCGGCGGCGCTTATAAGATTATTACTCTACAGATGCAAGATCAAATAAATTTAATAGCGCATCGATGCGACGGTCGCCCATGTCAACATAAATACCATTGTCTAAGAGTAGATCTTGAACATAGATTGATCCACTATCGGCGGCCTTGAATTCTACGATCCTAGCAGGGGTTATATAGTCTTTTAATAGCATGATGTTTTCCTTAGTTATAGAGTTTAATTAGCGCGTCAAATTTACATACAATGGTACTTATGACTAAAAATAAGAGATATACACTTATAAGCAGCGGGCCATTGTTTATGATCTTTTTTAGCATTTTGTTTTCCTTTGTTTAGTTAGTTACTACAATTACAGTTTAACAGAATTCTACAATAGTGCAACATATATTGTTGCATATTCACAAATAAGTTAAAAATATATGTCATATGAGTCTTTTATAGGTCACGTTAAAAAGTTAAATGACGTATTGACGCGGCCAATTAGCACAACGCGAGAGAGATTTTATACGTCATATTGTCTTTTTAATACACTTATATAAGTTAACTAATAATATACATATATGTATAATGTATTGTTACTATTGGCGCGACTAAAATAGGAATGACAATTGACGTATATGACCTATAATTCCCCCGCCCTATGCTCATGTAAAAATCCCCCCGCCCGCTCCTCAAAATTAAAAATAAGTCTAATTGTCAAAAGACAATATGACACATAACATTAAAACTAACCCGCCTTTAAGCGCTAACTATTTTGGCTTGACAATTTGACAATGTGACCAATGATTGGCCCACGGCTTACAGTTGTTAGCAAGCACTTACTAACCATAGGGCAAAAACTTTTTGCATGGGGGGGGGTAGGGCCGAGCCGAACGGCCCTATGGCGGCGGAGCGTTTGCTCAAACTTTTTATTTTTTTATAAAAACATCGAACCCCCCGCTAAAACTTTGATACACTATGCAAATGTTTGATAACTTTCATTCCTATGTGTATGAGCCACGCAAGCTAGAGGCTACCGAGGCTAGACTGCAACGCATTTACGACGCTGCCAAGTTAGGACTTAAAGGCGACACCTTAGCCTTAGCGGCTGGGATGCGCCCTACCGAATACCGACAGCTCACCATGTTAGATCCCATTGCGGAGTATGCTGAACAAAAAGGCAAAGCCGATGGCGAGATGGAGTTATCAGCGATACTGCACAAAGCTGCTGCCGATGGCGACGCTAAAGCTGCGCTAGAAATCCTCAAACACCAGCACGGCTGGGTAGCTAAACAACAACTGTCGATAGATGTTGAGCAGCGCATCTCAATCACAGCCGCACTTGAACAAGCCGAAACGCGCGTCATTGAAGGCGTGTTCAAACAAGTCGAAAGTCAGGCTAACGATGTTGAAATGATCCACGTGAAACCTGAACGCAAACAAAAAGTCGCCTAAAAGATACTTAACAGCTAAATGCAATCCACCATCTACTCAGCGCAAGACGAACAAGAGTTAATGTCACGCTTGTGGAGTCCTGCGATTAAGGACAACCCGCTAGCGTTTGTGATGTATTGTTATCCGTGGGCGCAACAGGGTACGCCGCTTGAGAATTTCACAGGGCCTAGAAAATGGCAACGTGAGATCTTACTGGACATCGCCGAACATATTAAGCAGAATCAAGGCAAGCTGGACTTCGATGTGTTAAGAGAAGCGGTAGCGTCTGGGCGTGGAATTGGTAAGTCAGCGTTAGTCTCATGGCTAGAACATTGGATGTTAACGACCAGAATAGGCGCAACCGTCATCGTGTCGGCTAACTCGGAATCGCAGCTGCGCTCAGTCACCTGGGCGGAAATCACTAAGTGGTTATCCATGTCCATCAACAGCCATTGGTTTGAAGTGAGCGCAACCAGAGTGATGCCAGCCAAATGGTTGACTGAGCTAGTCGAGCGGGATCTGAAAAAAGGCACAAGGTATTGGGGTGTTGAAGGACGGCTGTGGTCGGCGGAGAATCCTGATGCTTATGCTGGCGTACACAACTACGACGGGGTAATGGTTATATTCGATGAGGCAAGCGGTATCGACGACAGCATCTGGGCGGTGACAAGCGGGTTCTTCACGGAAAATACGCCCAACAGGTTTTGGATGGCGTTTAGCAACCCACGACGGAATTCGGGATATTTTTATGAGGCGTTCCACTCCAAGCGGGAGTTTTGGAAAAATCGCAACATAGACTCGCGCCAAGTCGAAGGCACCGACAAGAACGTCTATGAGCAGATCATCGCTGAGTACGGTTCGGACTCGGTGCAAGCCCACGTCGAAGTGTACGGTATGTTCCCGAACGCGTCTGATGATCAGTTCATTAGCGTCAACACAGTCGAAGAAGCGATGCAACGGGAAAAGTACAAGGACAATACTGCGCCTATCATCATTGGGGTTGACCCTGCACGGTTTGGCTCGGACTCAACCGTCATCGCTGTTAGACAAGGGCGGGATGTAATAGCCATCAAGCGGCATAAAGGTGACGATACGATGGAAACAGTTGGGCGGGTGATCGAGGCTATCGAGGAATATCAACCAGCGCTAGTCAACATCGACGAAGGTGGGCTAGGAGCTGGTGTAGTGGATCGGCTAAAAGAGCAACGCTATAAGATTAAAGGTGTTAACTTTGGGAACAAAGCAAAAAACAGTATGATGTATGGTAACAAACGGGCGGAGATGTGGGGCGATATGCGAGAATGGCTCAAGTCAGCCAGCGTGCCTACGGATCGGTACTTGAAAAGTGATCTGATCTCGCCCATGATGAAACCTGATAGCAAGGGGAGCATATTCTTGGAATCGAAGAAAGACATGAGGTCAAGAGGACTGGCGTCACCTGACGCAGCCGACGCTATTGCATTGACTTTCGCGTTTCCTGTTGCACATCGGGAATATAAGGGTATAATCCGAAAGAATACGTACCAGAATCAAGGTGCGGTCTCTAATTCTTGGATGGGAAGTTAGATGGCGACTAAACACAGCAAACCGATACCACGCACGACCACGGGTAAGGGTAAGAACTATAACCCAACTGATAAGGGTGCGGGGATGACCGCCAAAGGGCGAGCCGAGTACAATGCAAAAAACAACAGTAATTTGAAAGCACCTGCACCGAATCCGAAAACAAAAGCAGATGCTGGTAGAAAAGCATCGTTTTGTGCGAGAATGTCAGGAGTTGTTAAAAACGCTAAAGGCGATGCACCGCGCGCTAAAGCCGCACTTAAAAATTGGAACTGCTAAAGGAGAATTAAATGGCAACTAAACCTGGACTTTATGCTAATATTCTAGCTAAACGTGCAAGAATAGAAGCAGGATCAAAAGAAAAGATGCGTAAGCCTGGCGCAAAAGGTGCGCCAACTGCCAAAGATTTTAAAGATTCAGCTAAAACTGCAAAGAAGAAATAATTATGCCGTTAAAAAAATCAGCTAGTCCTAAAGCATTTCGAGAGAATGTGAAAGCCGAAGTAAAAGCAGGCAAACCTGTCAAACAAGCCGTGGCGATAGCGTATGCTATGAAACGTAGCGCAGCTAAACCAGCAGGCAAAATGAAAAAATAATGGCATACGACCAAACAAACATGAACCTTGTCGGTAAAGTAGCCGACGTCGGTAGCAACCCAACAACCAATGAAGATCCAAAGGATAAGTTATCTACGATGCGCTCACGCTTTACAACAGCGTTGTCAGCGTATAGCGAATCCCGCGAAGATGAATTAGATGACCTTCGATTTATGGCTGGTTCTCCAGATAATCAATGGCAATGGCCTGCTGACGTATTGGCAACTAGAGGATCTGTTCAAGGACAGACCATCAACGCTAGACCTTGCCTCACTATTAACAAACTGCCTCAACACGTCAGGCAAGTTACTAACGAACAGCGTCAAAATCGACCCTCTGGGAAGGTAATCCCTGCGGATGATAAAGGCGACGTTGAAGTTGCTGAAATCTTTGATGGCATGGTGCGTCATATTGAATACATCTCAGATGCAGATGTAGCATACGATACAGCTTGCGACAATCAAGTCACCTACGGTGAAGGTTATATCCGTATTTTGACCGAGTATTGTAACGATGAAACCTTCGATCAAGACATCCGTATTGGCAGAATCCGTAACGCTTTTAGCGTTTACATGGATCCAATGATTCAAGACCCGTGTGGATCAGATGCAGAATACTGCTTTATTACTGAAGACATACCCAAGGATGAGTACGAAAGACAGTTTCCAGACGCTGCGCCAATCTCCTCCATGATAGCGCAAGGCGTAGGTGATTCGTCACTTAGCCAATGGATAAATGAAAATACAATCCGTATTGCTGAATACTTCTATTACAAGCATATACCGACTAAACTCAATCTGTACCCAGGCAATATGAGTCATTTTAATAATTCACCTGAAGATAAACAGATGAAAATGATGGGCTTAAAGCCAATCAAGAGTCGAATAGTCGATGTTAAAAAAGTCATGTGGATGAAAACCAACGGCTTTGAAGTCCTAGAAGAAAGAGAATGGGCAGGCAAGTGGATTCCTGTTGTTCGGGTAGTTGGTAACGAATTTGAAGTCGATGGTCGTCTCTATGTGTCAGGCTTAGTGCGAAACGCTAAAGATGCCCAAAGAATGTATAACTATTGGGTTAGCCAAGAAGCTGAAATGTTGGCATTGGCACCGAAAGCACCGTTTATTGGTTACGGCGGTCAGTTTGAAGGCTACGAACAGAATTGGAAAACAGCTAATACAACTAACTGGCCTTATTTAGAAGTTAATCCAGATGTAACGGACGGCGCAGGTAGCGTATTACCATTACCGCAACGCGCTCAACCACCAATGGCATCAAGTGGGCTACTGCAAGCAAAAGCAGGCGCATCCGATGACATTAAATCTACCACAGGCCAATACGATTCGAGCTTAGGTGCCACAAGCAACGAACGCTCAGGTCGGGCTATCCTGGCAAGAGAGAAACAAGGCGATACAGGTACTTATCACTACGTTGATAATCTATCCCGTGCTATTCGCCATGTAACTCGACAACTAGTCGATATGATCCCTAAAATCTATGATACCGAGCGTATTGCAAGGATTGTAGGCTTAGATGGTGAAGTCGATATGGTAAAAATCAACCCAATGCAACCTGAAGCCGTCAAAAAAATCATTGATGAGCAGGGTATGGTCATAGAAAAAGTCTATAACCCTAGCGTTGGTACATACGATGTAGTGGTTACTACTGGCCCAAGCTACATGACTAAGCGTCAAGAGTCATTAGACGCAATGAGCCAACTGTTGCAGGGCAACCCGCAACTTTGGTCGGTAGCTGGCGATTTGTTCGTTAAGAATATGGATTGGCCTGGCGCGCAAGAAATGGCAAAACGCTTTGCTAAGACAATTGATCCAAAGTTAATGCAAGATGATGATAAACCACCTGAGTTACAGGCTGCTGAACAACAGATTCAAGCAATGAGCCAAGAACTCGACCAAGTACATGGGATGCTACAAAATGTCAGTAACTCAATGGAAGCTCAAGATTTGCAACGTAAAGAATTTGAAGCCACTATTAAAGCGTTTGATGCAGAAACTAAGAGACTTACTGCCGTTCAAGCGTCCATGACACCTGAACAAATCCAAGATATTGTTATGGGTACAATTAGCGGCATGATTACTAGCGGTGATTTGGTTAATGAGATGCCTGGGCGAGAAATGCCTGAAATGAACGCGCCGATGCCTGAACAGATGCCACCTGAAATGATGCAAGGACAAATGCCACCTGAACAAATGGGCATGGCACCCCCACAACAACCAATGGGACTACCACCTGAAGGGATGCAACAATGAAAGCCGCGGATTTTATAGGTTTATTCTTCTTAGCCCGTGATGTGACGCATAGTGTGCATTTAAACACTAGAAGTTACTCAAAACACAAGGCTTTACAGAAATTTTATGAAAATATCATTGATTTAGCCGATACTTTTGCGGAAGCCTACCAAGGCAGACATGGTTTAGTAGGGCCAATTAGCTTAATGTCTGCCAAAAAAACATCAAATGTGGTTGAATTTTTAGAAAATCAACTTGCTGAAATTGAATCTGTGCGTTACGATGTATGCGATAAAGACGATGCACCGTTGCAGAATTTAATTGATGGTATTATCGAGTTATATTTATCAACGCTGTATAAGTTACGCTTTTTAGCATAAGGAATAATAATGGAACTTTTAAGACCGTTAGCCGATGACAATTACCCTGGTCGTACTGCGGCATATACAGGCACAGCAGGTTCTACAGCTACATGGGGTGCAGGCCCACAAGGTGTGGTTGTATGGTCAACTACACCAGCTTACATTTTAGTAGGTGAAGGCGTTACAGCTACTACGGCTAGTACACCAATACCAGCATTTACTCCGATTCCATTTACAGTACCGCCAGGCACAGGCGCTCCTTGGCGCGTAAGTGCAATCCGTGTTACGGATAGTGGCGATGTGTACTGCAAACCAATTAATATTCGATGAGTTGGGGAGTTGCCCTTCGTAATGGAGTAGCTATCGGTTTAGGTAGTGTTATTACATTGTTTTCAGGCACCCGTGATAGCGGAGCATCCGTAGGAAACCTTTTAACTGAAGCCAGCGATAATCTTGTACAAGAAGATAACGGGCTTATTTTGTTGGAGTAATTTATGGCTGTTTTTTTATCACCAATAGGCGGCGCAGGTTGGCAATTTTTTGACAACAATGGTGTTCCTTTGGCGGGGGGATTGTTAGGTACGTATGCAGCAGGCACTACGACGCCGCAAACAACGTATACATCTTCTAGCGGTAATATAAATCATACTAACCCAATTGTTTTAAATTCTGCTGGGCGCGTACCAAGCGGTGAAATTTGGTTAACTAACCAATTGCAGTATAAGTTTATTGTTAAAACTAGTACCAATGTAACTATTAGTACGTATGACAATATTACAGGTATAAACGACGTAGTATCAAACGCAGATAATATTGATTACGATCCACCTTTTCCCCATAGTGTTCAAACTACCGTTGAGGCTAAACTTTCTGAATCAGTAAGCGTTCAAGATTTTGGGGCTACTGGTGACGGCGTAACAGATGATACTGTAGCAATTCAATTTGCGTTAGATTCAGGCGCTGAAAACATATATTTCCCCGATGGCACATATCTTGTTTCTTCACAAGCAAATTATTCTGGTGGGGATGGATATTGTCTTACTGTTCCATCAAATGTAAAAATTCAAGGTAATGGAGCCGCGTCAAAAATTTTATTGCGCCCAATTATTGCAAGAACATCAATTTTTGATGTAATGGGAACCGCACCAAGTCAGTTAATTACAACTTGGGAAAATGGCGGCGTGCCTAGCGATAATTACGAAAATTTTGTTCTTAATGCGCCAGATTTAGGGTGTGTTTTTACCGCGGGTAACGCCTTAGATTCGCTCGGTGCAGGTTCAGCTACAACCAACATATTTTCAGTTGTTGCGGGAAATAAATATAAAGTAAGTTTTAGTATTGTTCAAAATTTTGGCACAACACCTAATAGACTTCTTAGATGTAGTGGGTCAATTGCATCGCCAACAACAATTGCAACTTATGTACCCGTAGCTGGAACTAATGAATTTGAATTTATAGCTACAGATGAAACACATTTTGTGTTTACCAATTCAGTAGGCCAGCAAGTAAATTACACTATTTACGCATTTTTGCTTGAAGATTTAACTGTTCCAAGCACGAATAAGAAAACAAATATTACTATCAATAATTTGTATTTTGTTTGCGATGGGGATGAAACCGCTTATCTTGCAAGAGCAAGATGGACTGATAATCTTACCTTGACCAGCAATGAATGTTATGGATGTGGTTTGTTGTATGCAGAAGAACTTAATTACAACACTATTGCCATGAATGGCGGTGTTGCAGCCTTAAACCAAAATTGGTTAATTGAAAACAATAAAATTTTTGGTTATGACGTAACAAAAACTAAAGCCGCCCGTCCTGGGCCAGGGATGTCAATTGATGGCATTTACTTTACAAACACTAACAACGCTAAAATTTTAAATAATCAAATAAATGATATTTATTGGGGTATTTATGGTAATGGCGGCCCAGGTAATCCTGGCCCAAACGGTTCAGACATTAAAAACACAAGATATTTAATTGGCGCAATCATTTCTAATAACACCGTAATTAATGGCGCATCAGGTGGCATTTGGTGGGCGATGGGAGATCGTTTTGTAGTCTCTAACAATTGGCTATCAACTATTGACGATGTTGGTTTAGAACCTGAAGGTTCAAGTAACATATTGCTTGAAGGCAATTACGCTGAACACGGCCCAAGCATTATGGCTCAACAACGATCTGCCATGAATATTGTTTGGAAAAATAATTACATTTTTCAAGATGGGTTGGAACGTGGCTATTGGATTAAACAACGCAGTACAGTATTATTTTCTGACTCTGCTGCTGACGAGCCAACAATAGATTTTCGTCAGTTATTTTTATTTGGGAATACATTTCACTATGAACAAGGCGACATCTTAGCAGATGAAACTGGCAGAGTTGCCCCAAACTTATTAAGCCTTACAAATATTGATGCAAACACATTTATAAATACAAGGCTTGATGGCGTTAATAGTTCAACATACGGATTTAGTTTTACTAATAACACCCTTTTATTTACTGGAGCGTATGTTGGGGGCGCATCTACTGTTTCGCCGTACACAAATCCATATCATACTGCAAATTATAGCGATGTTTTAATTGCGGTGAAAGTGCCTAACGCTACATCAACAGGCGCAACTACGCCAGATATTCCAGTCAGAGTTTATAATAATCGTATTGATACATCGGTTACAGTTCCAACAGGTTCAATTGGTATTGACATTCCTTTGGGCGCAAGTGGATTAGCAAACTCCCCATATCTATTAGAGGAAAATAAAGTTTCGTCAAAGTTTGTTATTGGTATTTCTTTTGTTGGTGGTGGCGTTTTTGGCACAACATTTATGTTTAAGAATAATACTTTAAATTCTATTCGTGATTACACATGGCAATATGCAAGCGATGCAAACCAAGTAAATGCAACAGTTCCAATTTATGAAAGCAATAAAAAGAATAATGGATTGGATTTGTTTGCAGACATTCCAGTTGTTGGTAAATTTGCTACACCAATGCAAATTTGGTATCAGTCCCCACCTGGAAACTATGCAGGCATCAAACTGATTACAACTGGCGCAGCTTGGAAAGAAATTTGGTCTGCTGTCAATCCCTACGTTACTGGCGAACAAGTTAAAGGTTCAGATGGTCAGGTGTACATTGCTATTCAAAACAGCACAAACCAAAACCCAGTAACCCCATCCCCATTGTTCTGGTCACTTTACAACGCCACGCCAGCAGTTTGGCGTCAAATGGCACTTATGCTTTAAGGAAAAATCATGGCACTAACCAAAACATATCGTGTAGCTGGAACTGAAACAGTAAAAACTGAGTTCGGTGTTATTTCTACCAAAGAAGTAACTGTCAATTTACAAAACGCTTACATTAAAGTAGATACTGTTACTGGCGATAAAGAAAACGTCACCGCAACAGTTTCTACCAAAATTGGCGAAATTGCGAAAACAAAATCTTATGTGTTTGTTCCTGATATGAATGGCTCAAACTATATTAAACAGGCTTATGAGTATTTAAAAACTTTGCCTGAATTTGCAGACGCATCTAACTGTTAAAACAAAAAGGTATAAAATGGCTGATAAAAAAATCTCTGCGTTAACTGGTGCATCAACCCCGCTGGCAGGTACGGAAGTTCTGCCAATTGTTCAAGGCGGCGCAACCGTTAAAGTTGCTGTTTCCGATCTTACTGCTGGTAGAGCCGTTAGCGCGGCTTCGTTGTCTTTGACCACAACTCCTCTTCCAGTTGCAAGTGGTGGAACTGGATTAGCAACCGTTACTGCAAATAATATTCCTTATGGTAACGGCACAAGCGCTTTAAGTACAAGTGCTAATTTAACTTTTGACGGAACAACATTAATTGGATCTACAGGCGCTAATTTTGCTACTACAAGCGGTAGTGTAGGAATAGGCGTTAGTAGCCCTTCTGCCACTTTAGATATTTCAGGCGCGCAAGTAAATTTTGATACCAATGTTTATGCTAGTGCAAGAGTTCGCAGTACAACAGCATACAACGCTAACCCCCGCGCGGGTATTGTTTTTTCCGTTAAATATAACTCAGGGGGTACATACGGCGTAGGTTCAAGTATTCAAGGATATAAAGAAAATGCTACAGATGGCGATTTTGGGCAAGGTCTTTTGTTTAGTACACAAGGAAATGGATTAGCACCTTCAGAACGGATGCGTATTGCAAGTGATGGAATAGTAACCATGTCTGCGTATGGTGCTGGTGCAGCTACATTTAGTGCTAGTGGAGTTATATCTTCTGTATCTGATGAAACTTGGAAAACAAAAGATGGTGTTCCAACTAATACAGATGCAATGCTACAAAAACTAGAGCCAGGCTATTGGTTCTATAACGAAGAAAAAGCACTTATTTTTGGGCAAGATAGACAATTAGGTTTTTATGCTCAAAATGTGCATGAGGCTATTGGTTCAGAAGCAGCACCTACGCCTGAAACATATAAAGATGCAGATGGAAACGATGTCTCTAAGCCTTGGGGGTATTATGATAGATCAGTTTTAGCTGTAGCTGTAATGTCTTTAAAAAATGCTCTAAATACTATTGAAGAATTAAAACACCGTATTGAAGTTTTGGAAAATAAATAATATACTTGACAAGTTAAGTTTTAAAGAATATATTTTGTAACAACCGTACTAGCCGTTAGCTAGGGATTCTTAGGAGTCATAGATGTCTGAAGAACAAGAAGTAGTCTTAGCGGACTCAACTGCCGCGCCAGAACAGGTAGCAACAGCAGCTCCTGATACTGAAGTAACATCGCTGGAAGAAAAGCCTGTTGAAGCATCTAAAACCTTCACACAAGAAGAATTAGACGCTGCGATTGGAAAACGACTTGCAAGAGAACAACGTAAGTGGGAAAGAGAACAGAACGCTAAGCGAGCAGAAATGCAAACAAGGGCGATTCCAGCCGAAATCCCGTCAGTCGATTCGTTTAACTCGCCCGAAGAATATGCTGAAGTATTAGCAGAACGTAAGGCAGAAGAACTACTCGTTAGGCGTGAACAAGCTAGAGCGCAGTCTGATCTTTTAGAGTCTTACCACGACAGAGAAGAAGAAGCGCGGACAAAGTATGATGACTTTGAACAAGTCGCATATAACCCCAAGCTACCAATTACTGACGTGATGGCTCAAACGATTCAATCTTCCGATGTTGGCCCCGATATGGCTTATTACCTAGGGACTAATCCGAAAGAAGCTGAACGTATATCTCGCTTATCACCTTTCATGCAGGCCAAAGAAATAGGGAAGATTGAAGCGAAGTTAAGCGACAATCCGCCTGTAAAAAAGACTTCAAACGCTCCTGCACCGATTGCACCTGTCACAGCTAGAGGTTCTGGCTCGCCAGCATACGATACAACTGATCCTCGTTCGATTAAGAACATGAGTACGTCAGAATGGATTGAAGCTGAACGAAACCGACAGATCAAGAAGTACGAAGCATTGAGAAACCGCTAACTATTTTATAAAAGGACTTTATTATGTCAAATTCGATCTTAACGATTGATATGATTACAAGAAAAGCTCTCGAAATTCTTGAGAACAACCTTGTGATTACTCGTAACGTAAACCGCCAATACGACGATTCTTTCGCCGTTGAAGGCGCCAAAATTGGATCAACACTCCGTATTCGTCTACCAGACCGTGCTTTGGTAACTGACGGTGCCGCCTTGCAAGTTCAAGACGACAACGAACAGTTCACAACTTTGACTGTTGCTAGTCAAAAGCACATCGGTGTCAACTTCACATCTGCTGAATTAACTATGCAGTTAGATGACTTCGCTGAGCGTGTTCTAAAACCTCGTATTAGCCAGTTAGCTTCAAGTATTGATGCTGACGTAGCTACTTCTTTCAAGAGCATTTATCAGTCTGTTGGTACACCAGGCACAGTTCCATCAACTTCTTTGGTCTTGTTACAAGCTCAACAGAAATTGAACGAAGCTGCTGCTGTAATGTCTCCACGGTACGCTACTGTAAACCCTGCCGCTAACGCTGGCTTGGTTGAAGGTATGAAAGGCTTATTCAACCCAACTGATACTATCAGCCGCCAGTTTAAGAACGGCATGATGGGCGAAGGTGTATTAGGGTTTGAAGAAATCAACATGAGCCAATCTATCAGTCAGCATACAACTGGTACAACTCCAACTTTACCAATCGTAGCTACTGCACCAACTACTGAAGGCACTACTTCATTAGCAATTAGCTTTAGTTCAGGTTCACCAACTTTCAAAATTGGCGACGTGTTTACTATTGCTAACGTATTTGCTGTTAACCCACAGACTCGTCAGTCAACAGGTTCACTACAACAATTCGTTGTAACTGCTGATCTGAACATTTCTTCAACCACAACTGGTACCTTAACAGTATCGCCAGCGATGTATACCTCTGCTAACGCATTGGCTACCATCAATGCGTTCCCTGCTGCTAGTGCTATTTTAACTTTCCTAGGTGGATCCGCAACTCAGTACCCACAAAACTTGATCTATCACAAAGATGCGATCACTTTTGCAACTGCTGATTTGTTATTACCACAAGGTGTAGACATGGCTTCACGTCAAGTTCACAACGGTATTTCGATGCGTATAGTACGTCAGTACGACATCAACAATGACCGTTTACCTTGCCGTATTGACGTTCTATATGGCTTCAGCGTAATCCGACCACAAATGGCTGTTCGTTTGTGGGGTTAAACCTAAATGCTCCCGTGTAAACGGGGGCTTTTTTAATATTTAAGGAGAATTATTATGGCATTACCTAATGGTGCAGGTGGTTATCAGCTAGGCGACGGTAACTTAACTGAAATTAACATGAGTACGCAAGTAACCCCAACAGCTAAAACAGCGGCAGCAACTTTAACAGCCGCTGAGTTAGCTACAGGAATTATTACTTTTGATGGAACTGCGGGAGCTTTTACAGTACCTACAGGCGCTTTGTTAGACGCTGCTTTTCCTAGTATGAAAGTTAATAGCTCTTTTGAGTTTAACATTATTAACTTAGATGGATCCGATGCTGCAACTGTAACGGCTAGCACAGGTTCTACGCTAGTTGGTGTAGCTGCTGTTGCGGCTAATACAGCTTGTACTTGGCGTGTTCGTAAGACTGCTGATGCAACGTATGTATTCTATCGCGTAGCTGGTTAATATTAATCCCCCGCCTCGGCGGGGATTTTAAAAAGGAATAGATATGCCAAATACCCAAGCAATTGGCGTTGCGTATAGTGATCCTGAATTTACGACTTGTTACGCAAGTCAAGAAATCGGGTACTCTGCCGCAGGCCAAGGAACAGTAACACAGTTAACAAATAAATCCACAGGCGTAACATTAAACAAGTCTGCTGGCCGTATCACTATGAATGACGCTGCGCTTGCAGGCGCTACAGCAGTTTCATTTATATTAACTAATAGTACAATCTCCATCAATGACACAATCATTGTTTGCGTTTCTAGTAATACTACTGGTAGCGCTGCTGGGGCTTATACTACTTACGTTTCGTATTTAGCTGCTGGTTCTGCATTAATTACGTTGCGTAATTTAACTGCTGCAACATCGTATTCTGAAGCAGTTATCATTAATTTTTCTATTATTCACGGCGCATCTTAAAATTAGGGGGCAGTACGCCCCCTACCGAATACAAATATGAGCATATATCTAAGACATCCTGATCATGGTAGTAAAGTTGCTACGATGGAACAAGAAGCAGAATTTGATGAACAAAATGGCTGGGTGCGTTATACTAACGATACGCCATCTGAAGAAGAAGTGATTGCGGCTCCTGTCAATACGTTGGAAGTAAAAAGACGTCGTAAAACTATCGAGTAAAGGGTGAGTTATGGCAATTTATACCGCCAACGATCAAATTAATGGGGCGCTACGTCTATTAGGAGTATTGGCGGAAGGTGAAACGCCATCTGCTGCCACATCGCAAGATGCTTTAACTGCTTTAAATCAAATGATTGATTCGTGGAATACAGAACGGTTAGCTGTATTTTCTACGCAAGACCAAGTATTTAATTGGCCTCCAAATGTACTCAGTAGAACGCTAGGGCCTACAGGTGATTTCGTAGGTAATCGACCCGTTCTATTAGATGATTCGACTTATTTTATTGATCCTGCCAACGGCATCTCGTTTGGTATTAAGATGATTAATCAACAGCAATACAATGGTATTGCCGTTAAGACAGTTACTAGCACATACCCGCAAGTCATATTTACCAATATGACGTACCCTAATATTGAGATGTACATATATCCTAAACCAACTAAAGTGTTGCAATGGCATTTTATTTCGGTTCAAGAGTTAACCCAACCAGCAACGCTTGCGACTAATATATTGTTTCCGCCAGGCTATTTAAGAGCGTTTAAATATAATTTGGCTTGTGAGTTTGCTGCCGAGTTCGGTGTTGAGCCAAGCCCACAAGTATCACGGATTGCAATGGCATCTAAACGCAACATAAAACGTATTAACAACCCAGACGATATCATGTCTTTGCCGTACAGTATTGTTGGCACACGCCAGCGTTACAATATATTCGCAGGAAATTATTAAGGATAAATCATGGCTACCATTGCTATTTCAGCTTTACCCGTTGCAACTTCCCAAGCTGGCGCAGATGTATTGCCAATTGTGCAAGCGTCTACGACCACTACTAAACAAATATCAATAACTAATTTGTTTACTAGCCCCGCGCTTGTTACACCAACTTTAGGTGTAGCTACAGGCACAAGTGTTAGCACAACAGGTAATCAAGTTATTTCAGGTACAGGTAAACAAGGTTACGCTACAGGTTCGGGCGGTATTGTAACGCAGTTAACTAGTAAAGCTACAGGTGTAACTTTAAACAAATCTACTGGGCAAATTACCTTGAATAGCGCCGCGTTAGCTGCGTCTACAACAGTTAGTTTTACCTTGACTAACACGGTAATTGAAGCAGGCGATATTTTAGTAATGAATCATATTAGCGGCGGTACGGCTGGTTCTTATCTATTAAATGCTCAATCAACTGCGGGGTCAGCAAGTATTAACGTGCGTAATATTTCTTTAGGTTCTTTATCTGAAGCTATTATTATTGCATTTGCAGTAATCAAGGCTGTAATTGCGTAAACAATGAAAACCCCGATTTTAGGTCAGTCGTATGTTGCACGTAGCGTTAATGCAGCGGATGCCCGTATGGTTAACCTTTTCCCTGAAGTTGTAATTGAAGGAGAAGAAACAGGGTTTTTACAACGAGCGCCTGGGCTAAAATTTTTACAAACTGTTGGCGAAGGCCCTATCCGAGCATTGTGGGCGCATCAAACAAATGGCTCAGATTTTTATGTAGTTTCTGGGCAACAATTTTATAAATTAACAAGCACATCTGCTACACCTAAACTTTTAGGTACTGTATCAGGTACAGGCCCAGTATCTATTGCCGATAACGGTACGCAAATATTTTTAGCGTGTAACCCCGACGGTTATATCTATAACGAAGTAACCGATGTATTTGCTAAGATTACTGACCCTGATTTCCCTGGTGCTGTAACCGTATCGTATTTAGATGGTTATTTTGTCTTTAATCAACCAAATAGTCAAAAGATATGGGTTTCTCAGTTGTTAGACGGTACATCCGTTGATCCATTAGACTTTGCTAGTGCTGAAGGTTCACCAGACGGCGTAGTTGCTGTTATATCCGACCACCGTGAGTTATGGGTGTTTGGTACTGATTCAGTAGAAGTTTGGTATGACTCAGGCGCTGCCGACTTTCCTCTTACCCGTATTCAAGGTGCTTTTAATGAGATTGGTTGCGTTGCAGCATTTTCAGTTGCTAAATTAGATAACGGTTTGTTTTGGTTAGGCACAGACGCCCGTGGTCAAGGTATTGTTTATCGTGCTAACGGCTACACAGGCGTTCGGGTTTCTACTCATGCAATTGAGTGGCAAATCCAACAGTACGGTAATATATCCGATGCGGTAGCGTATACATACCAACAAGACGGTCATGCGTTCTATGTAATTAGTTTTCCAACAGGTAACGCCACATGGGTTTATGACGCAGCTACACAAGCGTGGCATGAGCGTGCAGGCTTTAACAACGGTGAGTTTACAAGGCATCGTAGCAATAACCAATGTAATTTTGGCGGTACGATTATTGTTGGGGATTACCAAAACGGTGACATTTATCAACTTGACTTAAATACCTACGCAGATAACGGGCAACCTCAAAAATGGTTACGATCATGGCGCGCGTTGATGCCAGGACAAAATAACTTTAAACGTACGTCACAACATACTTTGCAGCTTAACGCTGAAACAGGCGTTGGATTAGAGTTATATCCTGGCAATGAAGCTGAAGATTTAACAACAGAAGATGGCCTAGAAATTACGGCTGAGTTTATACAAGGTTATATTGCTACTGAAGCTGGGTTAGAGTTAACTACTGAGTCTAACGATGAGTTTGAAACGCTTAGTACGATTGACTATCCTGAACCATACCCTGAAGGATATATTTTAGTAACTAATAGTTATCCTGCAACGCCTGGGTATAACCCGCAAGCTATGTTGCGATGGTCAGACGATGCAGGTCACACATGGTCAAATGAACATTGGTCGTCAATGGGCAAAATTGGTCAGTATGGCTCCCGTACATTTTGGCGTCGGCTTGGCATGACACAGAAGCTACGTGATCGTGTCTACGAAGTGTCAGGCACCGATCCAGTAAAGATAGCCATTACCAACGCTGAGTTATTGCTGTCACCAACTAATGCCTGATCCAATTAACATTACGCAGATTCCTGCGCCTAGGGTTGAAATACTTGACCCACGCACAGGTTTAATGTCACGAGAATGGTTTAGGTTTTTTAACAACATTTATACGATTGTAGGCGCTGATTTAGGTATTATTCAGATACCCAATGGCGGTACAGGGCTAAGTAGTTACCCTACTAACGGTCAGTTGTTAATTGGCAATACAGCAGGACAAAAATACGATTTAAGAACTTTGACGGCGGGTACAGGGATAACCATTACCAATGGTGCAGGTAGTATAACTATTACTGGTACAGGTGGTACGGTTACTAGCATATCGGTAGTATCAGCTAACGGCTTTGCTGGCACGGTAACAAGCGGCGCTACACCCGCTATTACATTACGTACAACCATTACAGGTATTCTTAAAGGCAACGGTACAGCAATTAGCGCAGCCGTAAGTGGTACAGATTACGCACCAGCTACAAGTGGCACGTCTATTTTGTACGGCAATGGCGCAGGTGGTTTTAGTAATGTCACCGTAGGTACAGGCTTGACCTTTGCAGCAGGCACGTTAAGCACAAGTGGCACCGTAACAACAAATGCGCCAGTTACCAAAACGGCTAATTTTAGTGTAGCATCTACAGATACATGGCTAATAAACAATAAGACAGGCTCTACTTGCACGGTTACGCTACCGTCGCCATCTGCTAACACAGGGCGGGTTTTATATTTTATTAACTATCAAGATCAACTGTTAGTGTCGGCGTCTAGTAATGTTGTATCAAGGGCAGGCGGAGCTGCGGGTACAGCCATACTAGATAACGTAGCAGGTAATTGGGCAACCATTGTGTCAGATGGCACTAATTGGGTAACAACGCAAGCAGCATCAAACAACAACTTATTGCTAGAATAATATGCAAATTGAAATGAACGTCACTTACGGACAAGGGTTTTTACCTAATAAGTCTTTTGATTTAAAAGGTAAGATTGAAGTTCTTGAGGATGCTTTTTTACAGCAACCTCAAATTGATTGCCCTGTTGTACATCGTTTTGGCCCTAACATCTATATTCGCGAAGTAACTATCCCCGCAGGATCATTTTCAATTGGTCATTACCAAACAACAACACATTTAAACAATATGTTGGCTGGTAGGGTTACAATGGTTAACGATGATGGTACGCATACTGAATTAACAGCGCCACAAACTTTTGTAAGCAAACCAGGGCGCAAAATTGGGTATATTCATGAGACTGTAATTTGGCAAAACATTTACGCAACTAACGAAACAAATATAGAAACTTTAGAATCTATGTTTTTAAATAAAAGCGAAACTTGGCAAGAACATCAAAAAAATAGGCAATTATTGCTATCTTTTGACCATTCTGAAGATATTGCGGATTATTACGTGGCTATTGCCGAATACGGTTTTGATCAAGAAACAGTACAAAAACAAGTTCAAAATTTAGACGACCAATGTGATTTCCCGTTAGGTAGCTATAAAGTAATGGCTGCGCCATCAAATATAGATGGGCAAGGATTATTTGCTACAGGAAACATTGTTGCAGGGGAGATAATTGCCCCCGCTAGAATTAATGGATTGCGTACACCTGCGGGTAGATTTACTAATCATTCAAAAAATCCCAACGCAATCATGATTTTGTTGGATAATGGAGATATAAATTTAGTAGCTGCTACAACTATTGACGGTTGTCAAGGCGGTAATTTAGGTAAAGAAGTTACAATTGACTATCGTCAAGCGTTAAGTTTAGCGATAAGGAGAAATTAATATGTCTGGAATTGCAACCGTAATAGGCGGTAGTGCTATATTAGGCGCGTATACCGCTAGCCGAGCCTCTAGCGCGCAATCACAAGCAGCAGGCGAAGCTACGCAAGCGCAACGAGATATTTCTGCTCAACAAATGGATATCCAAAGTCAGACTGCGGATAAACAATTAGCGTTGCAACGTGAACAATACAACAAACAAATTGAATTAGGCGAACCATTTAGGCAAGGCGGTATTACTGGTCAAAATATGTTGTTAGCGCAGTTGCAAGGCCCATACGGTTCAGCTAAGTTTGGCGGTGTGCCAGGTTATGATCCAGCATCTGCTATGCAAAATTTTGGTGGTGTAGCAGGTTACGATCCAGCCTCCGCCATGAAAAACTTTGGCGCAGCCGATTTTCAAGCAGACCCAGGCTATGCGTTTCGTTTATCTGAAGGCATGAAAGCCCTTGACCGTACAGCAGCGTCAAGAGGTGGCTTGTTGTCAGGCGCTACTCTTAAAGGAGCGCAACGCTATGGATCTGATTTAGCATCGCAAGAATACGGCAACGCTTACAATCGTTTTCAAACTAATCGTAATACACAATCGCAAGAGTATCAAAACGCTTTTAACCGTTATCAAGCCCAACGTGCAGCGCAAGAACAAGCATACGGTAATGCTTTTAATCGTTTCCAAACTGAAAGAACTAACACACTTGCGCCGCTACAAAGTTTAGCAGGCGTTGGGCAGTCAGCTACTCAACAAGCCCAACAAGCAGCGCAAAATTTTGCTACGGGAGCTACTAATACATACGGTAATTTAGGGTCAGGACAAACCGCCGCGTTAGGCGCATTTGGCAACGCTCAAGGTAGTAACATTATTGGTTCAGGCAATGCTAGAGCGTCTGGCTACGTTGGTGGCTCTAACGCGTTAAGTGGTGGCGTAGGTCAAGCGTTAAATTTTTATCAAAATCAGAATTTAGTAAATCAATTAGCCGCTAATCGCGGTGGAAATTATTTAACTGGCCCTACAACAATGGATTATTCTACACCGCTTACTTATGGTGGAACTGGAATAGGATAAGGAATAAATATGGCAACTATTGATCCAAATATCGCAATGGGCTATAGGCCCGTTCAAATTGAAAATCCATTAAATCAATTGGCGGCAGTAGCGCAAATTCAAAGTGGGCAACAAAGCCAACAACTTAATGCGTTAAAAATGCAAGAAGCGCAGCAAGGTATAGAAAATCGTAATAGATTGCGCGAATTAGACCCTAACGATCCTGATTATATTTCTAAAATAATTAGAATTGATCCTGCGCTAGGATTAGAATTTCAAACAAAACAAGCCGCAGCAAAAACATCAGGTTTACAAGCTACTAAACTTCAAAATGAAATTAGCGCACAAGATTTAGAACACAGTAGAGAAGCGTTTAAAAATTTAGTGTTTAACCCGTCCGACAATAATGTTTTAGCGCATTTAGAGGATAGCGTTAAAAAAGGTAAAATAACACCTGACGCAGCTAAACAACAATGGCAATCTGTAGCGTCTATGAATGAAGAGCAACGTAAAGAACATTTTACAATGCTTGGTACTAAAACAGACGAATTTTTTAAACAACGAGCGCCTACAACTGAGTTTAGAAATTTTCAACTTGGTCAGCAAAACCCAGACTTTTTAGCTAATCAAATTGCATTAAAACGCGCGGGATCAACACAAGTTAATTTGCCTACACAAGAAAAAGAGTTTGAAAAAACACTTGGTGGAAAACAAGCGGAAACGCTTATTAAAAGTAGAGAAGGCGCTATGGATGCGGCGTCTATTTTACAAACAAACGAAGTTGGGCGTAATCTTCTTAAATCTGGCGCTATTACAGGCGCTGGCGCTGATTTCTTTGTGGGGCTTAACCAAGCACTTAAAACGGCGGGTATTGATGCTGGTTACGCTGATGCGTCTGCTAACTCTCAAGCGTATGCCGCCGCTATGGGTCAAAATACCGCTAAGTTAATTAAACAATTTGGTGCGGGTACTGGGTTATCTGACGCTGACCGTATGTACGCAGAAAAAATTGCTGCGGGGGCAATTACAATGGACGAAAAAGCTATTCGTAAAGTACTCGATATTAATGATACCGCAGCACGAAATGTTATTAAACTGCACAATAAAAACGTAGAGGGTATTAAAACTAATATCCCCCTTAAAGTTGATTTGCCACGAGGCGCGCCTGTTAAAACAGGTAAAGTTACTAGTGGCCCTAATGCAGGAAAAACGGTAGTAGAGTACGCAGACGGCACTAGGGAGTATCAATAATGTCTGCTGAACAAATTGTTTGGGACGCGCCTGCAGCGCCAGTATCCCCTCAAAAAGAAGATATTACTTGGGATAAATCTTCTGTTACTATGTCTGACGCGCCATATCAACGACGTGCTTATGCTGGTAGCGAAGTACCTGCTGCCGCGTTAAAAAATCTACCTAAAAGCGCCGCTAGCGCTGTTTCAGGAGTGTATCAAGCTATTACAAGTCCAGCAGAAACATTACAAACAATAAGCCAAGCTATTGGCGGTGGTTTCTATAACGCTTTGCCAGAACAAGCGCAAAAATTTGTTGTAAATGTTAGCGAAAACCCTGAAGGTTTAGCAAAATCTATTGATACGGCTAACGCTATTGGCGGTATTTATAAAGATCGTTATGGCGATTGGGAAAAAATTAAGCGTACTGTAGCTGAAGATCCTGTTGGCGCTATTAGTGATCTATCGTTGTTATTCTCAGGTGGCGCAGCCGCCGCAAGTAAAGTTGGATTAGCTAAGACCGCAGGTGCATTAACAACCGCTGCATCGGCTACAAACCCACTTAATGTTGTAGTAAAACCAGTAGAAATGATGGCAAAGTCTAAAAATGCTTTGTTACAGTCACAAAAAGAAGCCAACGTTGTTCGTGACGCAAATGTTCTTGCCGCGCAAAGAGAAGGTTTTGTTGTAACACCTGGTAGTTTAACGCCTACTGGCGCAAATGTTATAAAAGAACGAATTGCGGGTAAAACTTATCTAGAGCAACTTGCATCTATTAAGAATCAACAAATGGCAGATAAAGTAGCTCGCCGCGCTGTAGGTTTAACTGAAAATTCTGCGTTGACACCTGAAGCAATGAAAAGTATTCGCACAGCAGAATACGCTAAAGGCTATGAACCTATTAAAAATTTAGGCAACATTGTTGCGGATAATGTTTATTTAGATGATCTAGCTAATATTCAATCAAAATATACAGGCCCATCTAAATCTTTTCCTGAAGCCGTACCTGATGAAGTAGGTAAATTAATTTCTAGATATCAAGTTGAAAAATTTGACGCTGCGGATGCCGTAGATGTTATTAAAAATTTACGTGAACAAGCTAGCGGTAATTTTAGAAAAGGCGAAAATGCTTTAGCTAAATCGCAACTTGATATATCTACGGCTTTAGAAAGTCAAATTGCGCGTAATTTAGAAGCATCGGGCGACCCTAAATTAGCAAATTTATTAGAACAATTTAAAGCATCACGTCAACGCATGGCAATTAGTCATACAATTGAAGACGCTATCCGTGTAGGTTCAGGTTCTGTAGACGCTAAAAAATTAAGTCGAGATATCCAAAACGATAAGTATATGACAGGTGATTTAAAAACTATAGCTGAATTTGCTAATACTTTTCCAAGAGTTAACGTACCCCCTAGTACAATTGGTACACCAGGTGCAGGAACAGTTTTAGGTCGTAGTCTTAGTGGCGCAGGGGCTTTTACTGGTGCAGTAGTTGGCGGCGGGCCTGGTGCATTTATAGGTGCAATTGCGCCAGAATTACTTTCAGCGTATACACGGCAACGTATGTTATCGCCAAAAGGCCAAGCTAATATTTTACCTAAATACGATAAGTATAAAAACTTGGCAGAAGGATTAAGCAATGAAAGCGTTCGTAACGCTTTAATAGGTATGCAGGCGGGTGGAGTTATCCGCGAAAATAAAAACGCACTTGCAAGGTAATTATGGAAGCCGAGAACAATACACGAATTAGCGTGCATGAGGCAGTATGCGCGGAACGATATAAGCGCATTGAGGAATCCTTTGATCGTGGGGCTAAACGTATAGCTCGCATTGAGTATATGTTGTATGCGTTAATAGGCGTTACATTTTTTGGTAAGGACACTTTTATGGAGTTGCTACAAGCGGTCATTGTAAAATGATGCCTGAAGGATTCCTAATTGAAAAGCTAGCGCCTGCCCTTGGGGGTTTATTTGGTGGCTTGTCGCTTGCTATGTTCTGGACTCCTGAAAAGTTACAAGAAAAAGGTAAGGTTGCGTCTGTCTTTATTGCAGGCGGGATCAGCGCAATGGCAGGCTTTGCTTTCACAGGAATAGTGGCTGAAAAACTAGGCATTAACCCTGAGAAGTTGGATATGCAGATTGGATTAGCATGGGTACTTGGTCTGTGTAGTGTAGCTGTCATCAATTGGGTGTCTAATTACATGGTCAAGCGCGAACACATGGACATCAAAGAAATTGCTGATGAGATTAAACATAAACCAAAAACAAGAAAATGACAATCATTCATTGGCTCATGTCTATTCTAGTAATTGAACTAATTGCAGTCTTTGTAGTAGCTTTCTTAGCGTTTTCGGGATTCTTTACCGATATGCGTATGTTGTCAAAAATTGGCATATTTGTAATGACAACAGGGCTAATGGTTCAGGTTATGCGTTCATTACACTTCTTTGAGTACGGCGCGTACCCTGTAGATACTTTGTTCCCATTATGGATAACCAAAGACATTGGTGCATCTATTATCATATTTGACTTGGCGTTGCTACATTTTAGGAAGAATAAATAATGTTTGGAATAGACGATATTTTAAGTGTTGGTATGAAGCTGGTAGATAAGTTTGTGCCTGATCCGCAAGCCAAACAAGAAGCCCAGCTAAAGCTATTAGAGATGCAAAAGAATGGCGAGTTGGCTCAGTTGCAAGCCGACATGAACGAACAACAAGAGCTGACCAAGCGCGTGCAAGCCGACATGATGTCAGACTCTTGGATGTCTAAGAACATTCGCCCTATGACCCTTGTATTTATTCTAGTAACCTACACTACGTTTGGTATGATGTCTGCATGGGATATTGAAGTTAACAATAATTATGTAGAATTGTTAGGTCAATGGGGTATGCTTATAATGAGTTTTTATTTTGGTGGTAGAACGCTTGAGAAAATCATGGACATGAAAGGTAAAAAATGAACATTTTTAAAAGTAAAACCGTCTGGTTTGCAATCTTAATTGCTGTATTGTCTATTCTGCAAGGCTACGTTGGGCTACTTAGCTCACCAACGCTACAGATGGCAGCAGGCGTATTTATCTCAGTCGGCATTGTGATATTACGATTCTTAACAACACAACCGTTGTCTGCAAAATGATTAGCAATTGGGATAAGTCTTTTGATATGGTCATCGCCCATGAGGGTGGTTTTACAAACGATGAACGTGATCCTGGCAATAAGTTACTCGACGGGCGCAAGGGATGCACCATGTGGGGGTGTACTCAAGCCAATTGGGAGAAGTACATCGGGCATACTGTTACACAAGATGATATGAAGGCGCTAAAGAAAGAAGATGTTAAACCGTTATACAAAAGAGATTATTGGGATGCCGTTCGAGGTGATGATTTACCTGCTGGCGTGGATTACGCCGTGTTTGATTTTGCTATTAATGCTGGGCCAGCCGCTGCTCGTAAGATGATACAGAAAGCCCTTGGCGTGACTGCTGACGGCTCTATTGGCCCTGCAACGCTAAAAGCAATCCAAGATGCAGACGGTAAAGACTTGCTAGACAAATTCAGCAATAGCAAAGAAGCGTTCTACAAGTCGTTGCCGACCTTCCAAACATACGGCAAAGGATGGCTCAAGCGTGTTGCTGACGTGCAAACATCCGCGTCAACTATGTTAGCGTGACTGTTGTTTAGCCATCTGACGCGCTTCAAAGCACATCTGTGCGTAGCGTTGCGGTATGTCAGGGTGCCAACCACCCATAATGACATCGCAGCTAACTCTAGGGCGTTCTTCCCTGCGGGTTAGTTCTGTAAAAGCAATTAGGTAAGTGCAGACAATAATGCCAAACAAGCATACCAAAATAGTTACGCCATCTGTTTTCATATCACGTCTCCTAGTAATCCTACTGAATAACGGCTTAGTAAACGGAGCTGAAACTTCCGTAAAGCCATATTTTCAATTTCACTAACTCGACTACGGGAAATCCCTAACTCATCTGCAACCTCTTGCTGGCTCATGTAATTCTCATTGTTCTGTGGCTCAGGCAAATAATCGTCGTAGTCGTCGTCCATTAGTAAGCACCTTTCTTTGGCGCGTTATTGGCGTGGCAACAATATCTTTCGCCCATCTGTTTAATCATCTTCTTAGAATCTTCAACTTGCTTCTGGCGTAATAACTCGCATATTTCAGGGTTAAATCGCCCTGCCCGAATCATTTGCGTAATCATATTCTTGTCGGTATTATTCATAGTTGCTCCTTGTATTGACTTGTCGGTAGGCTTGGATAGCCGTTCGCAAATCTTGTTTTAATAATTCTATCTCATAAGTATCCTCTAAAATCCGAGAATACGCTTCTGTTGCAAATTCAACTAAATTGGCGTGTGACCAAGCATAAAAATCAGGTTCGGTCATGGCGCAATAGCTTCCTTCATAATCTCAATACGCTCACGGCTCACCCGTAAAGTGTTGTACCTCATGTGCAAACGCTCCATAATGGATGCTCGCTTGAGGCCACGTCGCTCCTCAATCAGCATAATTAATACTTCAGACTCATTGAGCTGATTCAGTACGGCTTGCAGCTTGCGCCAACTTAGCGGTTTCATGTTCGACCTTTCTTTGTAATTCAATAGTTTCAGCAGTAATTTTCTTTAACGATCTAAGCGCAGCGTTGTACTGCCTCGCCCTGATTGTTTCCTCAGCCATTGCCGCCTTCAGCTTGGCTTTGTATTGTAATAACCTTTTCATTCTTTCTTCTCCTTAATGTCATAAAACCAATCGTCGCCTGCCGACCATTTGCGTGTGCCATCAACTGTCCATAGCCTTTGCGCTGCCTGAAAGTCAGGGAACTTTGTCTCAGCAGGGATTAGGCTTTGGTCGTACCACAAGCAACGGTTGTTGGGTTGCGTAGCAAATTGACCGTTCTCTAACTGGATAAAGTTAAAAGACTTGTGTTCCTCGGCCTGTTCAGTAAAGGTTGTGTCTACATCCAAGCCGTCAGCGCAGAAGTCTACCGTAAACAAATATTTGCCAAAGTGCCAGGCTTTGTCTTTACCCAAAAACTTTACGCCCAAATTACGCAAGGCAATCTTTTCAATAATGGTAAATCTGTAACTCATGCAATCCCACAACTGCAACACATCAATTGGCAGATCACCAGCGTCAGCGTGCCAGACATACGCATGGATGGGCAACTTGTCGTACAGCGCGCCATACGCAGGCAATAGGCTTTCAATACGAAAGACCTGCCCACGCAAGGCTTTAAGGCTAACCCAGACGCAAGGTTCTAACTCGTTATGCCCTTTGTGGTCGTTGTACAAAAACTCGCGCTTTACAAAACATTTAACAGGCGGCAAGGACGCAACGATATAGCTCATTTTTCCCTTGCTTTCTGTAGTAATGCTCTAGCAAATTTATACACATCGCAATATTCATACGCCCGATCTTCAGTAAAAATAAAACTTGCAAGTTCTTCTATCTCCTTATCTGATATATCACGCAACTTATAAAGTGGCGTCAATTCAAACATGGGGTTTGGTGGCATTTCTTTAAAAAGTACGCCATTTTCAGACATATACGCTACTGATTCAGTCATGGTTCTTCTCCTTGGTTATTTACTGCAATACGGGCATCTAACCAGTATGGTTAGTATTTTTGACTTACAATGTACGCAAATGTAGCGGGTCATTTCTCTCTCGCTTTCTGTAAAATTTCTCTAATACATTCACGTTGTAACCATCCAAAATTATTAACATCAAAATACTGGTCATACACTTCTTTTATCTCATCATCGGTTAACTCACGCAACTCAACTTCTTTAGATAGCCGATTAACTTCTAACATCAACCGTGCAATCGTAGCCTCAGCACTCTCTAGCAATTTAATCAACTGTTGTTCGTTCATGTCAGCTCCTCCATAGCTATTTCCGATAACGCCTTTTTATCTTTCAAGGCGCCCAAAATGCGTTCCTCAATCGTTTTTGTTGTGATAAGGATGTAAACCCACACATCATGCTTTTGACCGCTTCGGTGCAGTCTGCCGATGGTTTGTTCGTAATACTCTAGCGACCACGGCAGAGACACAAACACCATCTTGCATCCGCCATGCTGTAGGTTTAACCCATGCCCAGCGGATAGTGGGTGAATTAACAACAGTTCTATTTCGCCTGCGTTCCAGCGTGCAATCGACTGCGGATCATTGATTGTCTGTGCGTTAGGGTACTTACGCTTAAGTTCTGCCAGCTCCTCAACATAGTTGTAAACAATAATGGTGTTCGCCCGTTGGTTCTCGTTCAGCAGCTCATCTAACATATCAAACTTATGGGTGCTAAACCAGATAGGCGTCTGGGTGATGTTCATGCGCCCAGGCGTATTAGACGCAGTTGTTTCGGTACTGTAAACAAACCCTGACGACATTTGTTGTAACTTCTGTGTAACAACGGCTGCGCTAACCGCCGTAATTTTTTCTTTACC